GATCAACTGTTTCGTCGCCAGTATCAGTAGATTCAATCACATAAAAGTTTTTAGAACGTACAGCATATTTTTCCATATAATCATATACATCCTTAATTGTCACCAATGGATCCAAGAGCTCTGTTGCTCCTTCAGTCCTGTATCTCAAGAAAGAGCTTCCGTAAACAGTTTCTACTGCTCTAAGATTTTTTGCAGAAATTGTGTAATCGCCCATTAGCCATTTAGTATGTATATCGTCAGTGGTAAGGCTTGTAACTATCAAATCCTTAATCGCTCCAGTCAATACTATTTCTTTTGAGTCAAGGACTATTTGTTCAGTATTCTTTCCTTCGCCTATTACGATTTTATATCCGCCTATAAATGTTTCAAGTGCACCAGTTATATCTATTTTTTGTGCCCTAATACTTATATCACTGGTACTCCCATCGGCATTACCTATGTGAATTTCCCGACCATTAATCTCGACAATATCATCGGTAACATCGGACAAAGTCTTAATTCCTTTATTCGGAATCCACTTCCCAGTAGTTTCATTAAGTGTTTCTTTGAATGTCCCAACACCAGATTCAACTAAATCAAGTAAATCTGGTATTTCAACACCGTTATCACCCTCACTGTTACCTACTCCTATTTTTTCGTATAGCCAGTCAAGCTTCTTTGAAACGACATTCTTAATGCTATCTGGTATATTTACTCCAAGAAAATCAGCGACTTTATCGCCCATTATTGCAAGAAAATCCTTTGTGGTATTGGTTTTGTCATCTACAATCTCATCTATAGTTTCCTGAACATTTTGAGTAGTGCCCGTTTGCATATCAGTCAAACTTGGAGCGCCAGTTCCGCCTCCGCCTCGCCGTCCAGAAGAACGCTTTGACGATTTCTTAGGCAGCTCAGTTTTATCTTTATACTCAGGAATATAAGTCCCAAGTAAATAAGAATTATTCTCAGGATTCTGAAGATCGTATTCAGCAGACAGACATGTAAGTATCATGTTGCTGTCTGTACCGATACCATGAGGTTCAGAATACACCTTAACTCGATCAAGAAGCTTCAAACTACTTGTACTTTCTGTAAGATGATGCAAATCTATAGCCTTCACCTTTAAATTATCGGAGTGCACCTTTGTATGCTGTGCCATATAACGCTGTGCTTTTTCCAAAAGCTTTTCTGGCTTTTTAATACTTGACCATTCCTGAACCTTACAAATCTTGCCAAATTTTGCAACAGCAGCCTGATTATATAGATACGGATCACCGTTGTTTACTTTGCTTATAGTCAGTTTATCATTTCCTATAGGAAGCAATGCCGTAAAAATATCGTCAGTCGGATACTCAGATTCAAAGTCAAGTAAGTTAACTCCAAATTCAATAGTCTGGTCGTTCAGACTATATCCGCTCGGATTCTGAGAAGGGTCTTTTATATAGTCGATAAGATTTCTTATGGTCCTATAATCACCGACTGTACCACAGGTATGCCTCGTTCTCAGAATACCTCCATAAACGTCAACAAGTTCAGAAGTAAGTGTGCTAAGAGTATCACCATAACTGTCGAATTTCCAATAGTCAGTGTCATTAACTGAAGAATTGCTTTTGACCGTTACAGTGACAGAATAATTTCCGGCATCTGACTGATTAAATAGTTTCCACTGTTCTTTTCCCTGATTTATCATATCTATAAGATTATTGTTATGATTGTTAATGATCTTATCAAACACATACTTTATTGTTTTTTGATGCTTCTTATCATATGTAAAAGGGGTCATAATTGTGTCCAACAAAAATGACAGTGCGCCTTCGCATGAAACTTTTTTCTGCTTGTAGAAGTCAGGAACAGCCTCAATAACCCTTCCAAAAAAGAGTATCTCTTGACCTTGATAAACTGTAACTGTGGTAGTCATAGGATGAATATCGTTATAATAAGTATGGCCTGGAGGAATAGTAAACGTCAAACTTCCAGACTTATTCACTTCCAGTTTAAGCTGAGGAGAAATAAGTGCACCTTGATCGGGATCTGTTGAAACATATAAAAGATTATTATCAGCATAAATCCTGTATTCGACCAATTATAATACACCTCCCCTATACTCTATTCCCACGGTTATCGTGCTACTCGTTAGATTCGTAAAAGTCACAGTGTTTTTTCCATTCTTTAGTTTTATGCCGGGATACTGATGAAGTCCAGATTTTAGTGAACTTCTTGACCCGTCAAGCTCTACAATAGCGTTACCTGACGAAACACTGGAATAAATATCCGGTAAAATAGTTTCATCATACGGGTAATTAACGATGACTTTTTTTTCAGCACCCGAGCTTACAGACACCCTCGGAAGCGATCCAGAGGCGAGATCATTTGTTCTACCTATGTCGAAATTGAAAGGATCCCAAACCCACGGCTCGCTTGATAGCTGTATAAATCTCTTAAATGGATACAAATCGTAGTTAATCGGAACCACGGAGTATCCATTTTCGTTCTTAGGAGTTCCTACAGAAAAACGACCTTCATAATAAAATGCCGGGTCGTCTTCCAAAACACAAATAAGTGATTGACCATGAAGGTAACTTAACACTTCTCTATAAACTGATTCCCAGGATTTTGTAGTATGGTCGACAATAAAATCCCAGGAACCAGTTCTATTTTGATATGTCATTTCACCAGTTAAAATCTTACTTATGTCAAGAACACCGTTTCTGCCTGGAATGCTCAACGTTTTTACTATAGGCGCAGGAGGGCTAACAACAGGACGGGAAGAAGGAATGAGATGCCAGTCGTTCCACGTATGCTTTCCATTAACATAACTATGGCTTAACGCGACACCGTTAGCATCGCTTTCGGCCTTTGTATCAAGTTTTCCGAATACAATTGCATGTGTTTTGTTATACTGGACACTCATTCACTACATCCCCCTTCTATTGTATTTTGCTAATTCCCCAAGGCGCTTATCTATTTTTGTGTCAATCTGTCCGACCAAAGCTCCACTGTCCATTACAACCTTTAGGTTAGACATTCGCTCAGCCATCTGGTAAGTAAGGTTCATCATATCAGCACCCATCTCCCTGATGCTGGCAATAATATCTGATGAATGGTCTTCACCAGATCCATTCGACTCTAACGCAGCAGTTCTACTTGCAGAAACGCTGTTTGCCAAATTAGCGCCAACTGAAACAGAATAACCGCTAAAACGGCCGTTCATAGCCGCAATTCCAGTGTCAACATTTGTTAAATCCAAAACGGGAGTTATAACTGGAGCATTTTCACCATTTTCGAATAGACTGGACACACTTGACAGTAAACTATCTCTCAACGAAATAACCGCACGTGTGGCTGCTTCTCCGGCATTGGTACCGTTGAATGCACCATATAAAGCATCTAAAGCAGCTCGTCCGACATCACCGGACGCATCATCAACATATCCAGCACCTTTTCCTAAAGAGTTTATGAAGCCTGTTACGGACATCTCTCCAATCCACTCGAAAGCTTTTGATGGCGATGCGATCCCCAAAGCTTCGCATGCCGCCTTAAACGCAGCCTGAGCCACGGCTACCGCAGAAGCCATGACCAGCGCTTTAGACTCCTCATTCTCGATACCTTTCGCGATACCTGTGTCAATATGCTGACCAACAGTCTCGAACTGGGATGCGGTCCCATCAAGTATCGTTGAAACTGTACCCATAAGTGACTGAAGATTAGTTTGGAGCTTCTCTAAAGCAGTGCCGTTTTCGGTATCTCGTTGCAACTGATTGAAAAACATCATTAGACTGTCGAAGCTGTGACCAAGTTCATCGTATCCGTTACTGCCATTTTGAGAAAGACTTTGAATAAGTGCCAAACGTTCCATTATGTTTAACACCGCGTCAAGATGTTCATCCGTTGCGTCGAACTTCTTGGCTGCTTCGGAAAAGCCATTCAGTTTTCCAATAAACTCAGCATCAAGTCCGGTGACAAGTGATGTCATATCTATTTTACCGTCAAAGTGTTCAACAAATCCTCCGGTCCTTTGAAGTATACTCTGAATCTCGGCCAGTCCTTTTATCGGTTCAAGCGCTTTTGTTATCTGATCGAAATCAGCATCCTCAAGTGTTTTGATACCGTCTTTAGCAGTTGCGAATGCTGCAAGCGATGACCCAAGTCTTATAAGATTACTGCCAAGACTATCCAATCCTGCAGTTCCTTCGACCAAAGATTTGACGCCACCATAAGTCTGCAAGATACTTTGCGCTTCAGCAAGGCCTTTGACAGCGGCTGTGGCTGCGTCGACATTGTCAAAACTTGCATCGGACACGGCATTAGCGTAAGAGGCCATTCCATTGCCCAAGTCGCCCATATTGGTCGCGAACGTTCTAAGGCTCTGTTCACCAGTAAGCCATTGCCACAGTCCGCCTGTTGTAGGAAGTTTATTGGCAAGCTCTGAAACAGCGTCAATGACAACATTAGCCATGAATATCTTTCCGGGATTAAGACCAGAAATGCTATTAGAATAGCTATTCAAAGCCCGACCAAGAGCTGCAACATCTCTGCCAAATTCTCCTATAGTGTGCCGTTTTCCGTTAAGAACTTCGAAGTTTACATCCGCAACTGGATTGAGATGTTCATCAATACCTTTAATTTTATCAATTATGCCATTGGCTGTTTCAACTTGCGTGGAATCGATACCAGAAATTCTTTCTCCATACACTTGCAAAGCTCTGGCAATATTGATGATACCGTGTGCAAAGCTGTTTAGATCTTTACCTCCGCCTTTGGCATAACTCTGTATTTTCGCAACGACGTCGTCATCAATTGTAAGCTGTGCAAGATCACTAAAAGCTCTATTTGCTGCGGTAATGTCAAAATTGCCGTTTTCATCATGCGCGGCATCGCCTTTACTTGCAGCGTCTGATGTAACTGCGAGATGCGTATAGTATAAATCTAACGCTGCTCCAAGTTCGTCAAGCACTTCTCCGGCTTCTTTGACTCCCTGTATAGCATTGATAGCATCAACCGTTTCCTTAATATCTTCAGGAAGCTTCTTAATTGCTGCTCCTGTATTTTCTGTTATTCCGCTTATGGAATCTTTAAACAGATTAAGCGCTTCGCCGAATAGCCACAAATTTACAGCAGCTGCGGAAGCCTCTTCAACGACCCCTGCATTGGTGGCAAACGTTACAAGCGAAGGAATTATGGTATTAACAAGTAAACCCATAACTGATTCGATCTTCGTCTCGTTTACATCTGCTACAAAATCGCTGAACTGCCCTAAACGAGATCCGACAAGCCATAAAGCACTTGACAACTTGTTAATAGCATCTGCAGCAAACGTAGCAGCGATGTCAATGCCAATACCTAATGCGGTCATTATGACCACAATTCCACCGGCCGCTTCTAATAGACCGTGAATGCCTATTACTGAGAATACTGCAACAGTTCCGATCAAAGCAACCATGGCTTCTCCAACACCAATCAGAAATTGTTCGATTATTTTCGGATTTACACCTTGTATCTTCTGTATGGCATCCCCCATTACAGACATGACCATATTCAGAAAATATCCCATAGCCACGATAGGGGCGGCAGAAGCGAGAAGCGTCTTCGGGTCAACACCCTTGCCAAAAGCAGTTATAAGAACTGCAACAGCACCGAGAGCCACAATTATTCCGCCTACAGTAGCAAGTGCTCCTCCAAATTCGTTAGGATATCTTTGAATCAGAACAGCCACTTGACCTATGGCAGACACAACAGTGCCTAAGGTAGTACAAATGGCAAGAATAGTTGATGCAACACCTGTGGAGTCATCGCCTTCTCCGCCACTGCCGAATTTAGCCATCAGTATGGCAATTCCTCCAAGAAGAACAAGAATTCCGGCAACAGCGCCCAATGACTTTTTAAGTCTGTTGTCTTTGTTTTTGTTGTTTTTGATAATATCAGCCATCTTGCCAATAGCTTTGACAACCAAATATACGCCTGCAGCTATAGCAAGTATTGTTTTAGCGGTGCCCTGTGTTGCGCCGGTATACTTTTTACCAAAAAAGCTCATAGCCCATGCAGCAGCACCCAAAGCTATTATAATTCCTCCGACCAAAAGCAAAGGCTTCGTCAGATCCCCAGCAGTATTGATTACCGCTGCAGCAAGGCCGATCGCCGCCACAACAGCTATTATGCTCAAAGACATATCAAGGATGCCTTCGCCTATATCTTTCGATTTCGGAGCCCATTTATTCATGGCCACCAATGCACCGACAACAGCTGCGAGAGCAAGTGTCAGAGCTCCAACACCTAAATAAACCTGATCAGCTGGAATAAATGCCAATGCGGCGATAGCAGCTGTAATAATAGCTATTGTTATGGCGATACTTCTCAACTTATCTCCAAAACCTTCACTTTCGTCTTTGTCAATAGAGCCTGTTAGAACACCAACAGACTCGCTGAAGTTCTTCAGGGATTTGACAAAAGTAAGCATAATATAAGTTCCGAGTGCAGTTTTAGCTGTATCCCATATCGTGCCAATATCGACGTTCTTGAATATGTTTATTACAAATTCACCGACGCCCTTCAAAGCTCCGACAACATGTGAAAGTAATTTTTTCGGATCCATAAGAAAATCTTTTATATTAGAGAATTTCTCTTTAATCCATTGAATGATCGGATCAAAAGCTTGTAATCTTGCAAGTATCTTGTCCGGAAGTCCTTCTATTCCAGATGTATCCGTTGAGAAGAAATTTCCTATAGCCTCTCCAACCATCCTTCCAAATTTAGCAAGACTCGATAGAAATGGACTGTTATGTACAAAATTTTCAATCCAAATTCGGAATTCTTCAAATTTAGTTTGAACAGCGGATTTCAGGTTTTCGAAACCGCCACTTATCTTCTCGCCGGGGCTCTTCCCGTCCCCACCAAAGAAGTTACCTATGGCTGTTTTAATGCTCTTTCCGATTGACTTTACACCAGGAGCTATTTTAGCAAACAGCCCACCGATAGCGCTTTTGACTTCTTTTGCCTTGTCGGAAACCCATTTAAAGGCGTTTCGTATTTTGATCATCAGTTCAATGATCTTTATAGCACCTTTATTCTGTTCAGGATTAAGCTTAAGAACGTTTAAAGCTTTTTCTGGATCTTTGAATATTCTAAGCATCCTGAAAGCAGATTTTACAGAATTAAAAAATCCTTCAAAACGCACTTTTACCTTTGATATAGCATCGCCTATTGTATTTAATACACCAACAAATTTCTGTCCAATGGGGTCAAATACCATGAACATTTTAAAAGATTCTAATACTTCTTTAAAAGATTTAAATGTGCCCAACTTTCCAGAAATATGTGATACCCATTCTCCAATCCAGCCAAAGAACTCTCGAATAGGCCTTGTGAATTCCGTTATAGAAGCAAGAGCGCTTTGTACGAACTCACTATTCTTTACAAATTCAAATAACGCAACCGCGCCGTTTACAAACGCACTTCCAAGAGAGTATATGCCATAGCCAACGCCACCTACAATGCCCAAAATAACCTGCAATGCGGTGCCTATACCGTTCAAAACATTGGTCAGTACGTCACCCCAACTTATAGCATTGGATTCGTTTGCAAAGAAATCACTTATTGTCTTAGACGCACTGGAAAGTTTGCCACTAACCCATGTTTTCACGGTATCGAATAAGTTTTCAATAACTGTTTTTAACGATTCAAACACTGGCGCAGCATTTTCAGCAGCATTTTTAATTTTGCCAATTATATCATAAAGAGCAAGCGCGTACTTATTCTTTTCAGGATCAATTTTTAGCAGATCTCCGAGACTTTCAAATGAGGTTGCTTTTCTCATAGCAGACACAAATCGCATTATTCCAAGTCCAGCGTCTATAAGAAATTGTCCGATAGTGCTGATGACGGTAGCGATTGGCTGCAAGAACGTGTCAAAAGCGTTCAACGTCGTCTCACTTGAAAGCAGAGATGACGTAAAGTCGAAGATATAAGTTATAAGCTCTCCGAGTCCAGCTGCGACATACAAAACACCTGTTGCAAGAGGACTGAGTGCGGTTATAACCCTTCCGACAATACTCAATCCAGCAGATATAACTCCGAAAGCAGCCTTGGCAACGGAAAATACACCTTTGAAAATGCTCTTGACAATTCCAAGAGATTTTCCTACTTTGGTTATTGTTTTCTCATGTTCCTCAGTTTCTTCAATGTATGAACGCTGCTCTAAAGCATTTCTTGTTGCCTTATCGTAAATTCCAGT